GAAGCCGCTGGTGCTTGAATACGCCGCAAGCGATGACGAACCGCCGCCGGTCGCCAGCTGCGTCACCGTGCCGCTGCTGGCTCTGTAGAAGAGCTTGCCGTCGGCCTCGTTGATCGCAATCTGTCCAGACGCCAGCGAAGCCGGCACATTGCCTGCGGTCGTGCTTCGGAGGATGCGGACAGTGTTTGACACTTAGAACGTCCCGCCGTTCAAGTCGATGCCTGCAATCGAGCCGCCCGTGATCGCCACGTTGCTCGCCGCCTGCGTTGCCATCGTGCCGAGTCCGAGATTCGTCCGAGCCGCCGAAACATCGACCACGTCCGACAGGTTGCTCGCCTTTGCCATCTTGCCCGAGAGCGACGTTGTGACGGTCGTGGAGAACGCAGCGTCCGACCCGAGAGCGTCAGCCAGTTCCTTGAGCGTGTCGAGAGCAGCCGGTGCCGCATTGATCACGTTCGAGATCGCCGTGCTTACGCTGCTCTGGGTTGCATATGTGCTGGCCGCCGTCGCTTGTGAAAGGTACGTCGATGCAGCGGCAGCCGAGGTGAGGTAGTTCGCCAGCTGCGACGACACATCGACGGCAGCTACCGCAGACGTCACGTATGCCTTCGTGGCAAACGTGCCGCTGCCGCCAATCGCCTGAATCGTCGTAGCTGACCCGCCGGTGCCGCCAGTTCCGACGCCAACGTAGAGCGTCGAATCGGCTTCGTTGAATGCGAGTTCTGCCTGCTGAAGGCTAGACGGTGCGCCGACCGCCCCGGCTGCGTTGCGCCGCTTGATGCGAATGGTGTTGCTCATCAGAAGTTGCCCCCGTCTAAGAGTTGTGGTTCGTTGATTGCCGTGACTTCAGTCCATGTGGTCAGGTTGGCGTTGAGCCGCCACGCCTTCTGCGTGTCGATCACCCAGACCAACATGCCCGCCTCTCGCCTCAGAGCCGGGATAGCGTCCCTCTCGGCGATGTCTGCCACGCTGCGGTAGCCGCCCTTGCCGTACTTTGCCTCGTGCGATGCGTGCGTATCGCTCGTGTCGAACGGCACGACCGGCGCGAGTACGTTGGTGCCCTTGATGCTTGACATACGTCATGTCACCACGAGATTGACGGTGCCAGTGATCGGATACGTTGATCGGTAAATGCCATAGCTCGTCGCAGCCTGCCCGGTAAACGTGATCGTCCGCTGCGTGGTCTCCCAAGCGGAAGACGTCAGGCCGCTGACGGCGAAGACAGGTACGCCGAAACTCGTCGGAAGAACGACGTAGATATACGCAGTCTGTGCGGCGATCGTGCGGGTCTGTGCCCGAGTGCCGCCGAGGTCGCTAGAGAGGCTGGCGACGATCTGTGCGTCAGTGATCGTCTCGGCGGCAAACGACCCCCAGAAGCGACGCCTGAGCGTTGCAGGCACGCCCGACGCTTCCGCCGTGGCGACCGTATGCACACGCACCGTCTGGCGGAACGCATCGCCGTAGTGGAATACCGGCACGCCTCGCGGGCTGGTGACGTCGTAGGTGACGTCCACGCCGTTGAGCGTTTCACGGATCTTGTCGTGCCGCTGCGGCTCGCCAAACGGCAGCGAGCCGGCCTTGATTAGGAAGTCACGGCTTTCCCACTGCTCAACAACGCCGCTCGTGCCTTGCGACTCAAACCGGCTGGTGCCGACCGTGGCGTTGACCACGCCGTAGTCAGCGCCTCGGTAGTAACGCACAGACCGCGACGCACCCGCCGACAACTGGTCAGCGAGCCAAGCCGCACCGCTGGCGAGTAGGTCGGACATGGGCACCTCGATCTACAAGACCGCCGGCGGCGCGGAAAGGATGAACGCTGCCGCCGGCGGCTTGCAGTGGGACGGGACGGGATCAACCGACGTTGATCAACACCTGAACGCTGGCGTCGGCAGACAGAGCCGCCTTCGCAGCCTTGCCCGCTCGCTTGTTGTTGGTCGCCGTGGTGGTGATGTTGCCAGCCGTGGCGTCCCAGTAGACGAGAGCACCCTGACCGATAGCACCAGTCGCCTTCGGCATCGACCAGACACCATCGACAGCAACAGCACCGAGAGCGTTGGCGGCAATCGCCACCGGAGCCACGGTCACGAGGTCATTGAGCACAACCACAGCGCCAGCCGCAACAGCGGCAGACGGCGTGTGGTCGATCAGGCAGTCGCCTTGCACATAATCAGCCATGAGGATCACCTACTTTCTGGGAAATGGGTTGGGTTGGAATCATGCCGCCGGGCGGGCTTAGGCTCCCGCCCGGCGGTCACGGTTTGTCAGATCACGAAGCGTCAGCCTTCACGCCGGCGAGATATTCGGCCTTGGCGACGCCAAAGTCGAAGTAGCCACGCATCTGCACGCCGAGCGTGTTGAAGTCGGCTTCCGCCGTCTCAACGATGGGGCTCTGCACGCCGTTCAGGAACGCCACTTCCATCACCGGCATGTCGCTCGGCGAGGCGAGGAGGTAGTAGTCCTCGGCGCTGGACAGGTAGCTGGTCGATACGACCTGATACCGCCCGGCGAGCACGTTCACGTTAGGAGCCGCAGACGAGCCGCCCACGAGCAGAGCGGAACCCATGATCTCCGCAGCCGACAACTCGATGTCGGACGGCACCAGCAGGATGCGAGGATCAACGGCAACCGGGTTGCCATCGGGATCCTTGAGCTTGCGGAACATCGTGGCAATCGCCTTGAGGTTCGCCAGGCTCAGAGCACCCGCCGTGGTCTTCTTGTTGCCACGGCCCGTGGTGAAGAACGCCGAGTCATCCTGGAACGAAGCCCAGAAGACGTCGTTCAGCTTCAGAGCACCGCCACGACCGATCCGCTGCGGAACCGCAGTGAGAGCACCGAGGTCATCGTTGATGAGGTCATTGCGAGTGACGCTCGTCATGATGCCGTAGGTCTCTGCCGAGATCGTGCGGCTCTCGTCGCTCACGGCAGCGTTCTTGAGTTCGCCGCCAGGAGCGACCTTCTCGAACTTCATGCCACCGTTGAGCCTGTAGCTCGTCAGTGCCTTGAAGTCGTTGACCGAACGCACAGCCGAGATCGAACGCCAGCCGCTCTCGACGCCGTTGAATCCGGCGAGCAGGAACTTGTTGACGGTCGCCGACAGGATGCCGCTGATCGAGTGCGTGGCCCACGCCGCCTGAAGGATCGGACGCAGGGTAGCAGCGGTGAGCCGACGCGAGCCGGTGTAGCCGCCTTCCTCAGCAGCCGAGAGCAGCACTTCGCCGAGGCTCGTCGTCCGCTGAATCTTCGCAGCGGCTTCGAGGGTCTTGGCGTCGTACTGCTTCTCGACATTCGGCAGGCCGCCCTGAAGGGCGAACGCTGCCTCGATGACTTCGGGCGTGCGAGCGGTCGGCTGCGCCATGTGAACGGCAGGAGCCGCAGGACGCTCGTCGCGGGTGGCGATCAGCTTTTCCATCTGTTCGACTTTCTTCGTGAGAGACGCGATCACTTCGGTGTGATCGACTTCGGGCTTGGTCTCCACGGCGACGCTCGCCGTGACTTCCACCGGCGTCTCAACGACGTCGGCAGGCTTCTGGTTGGCGTCATCCGCCATGGGAACCTCCTCGGCAGCGTCTTCGGCTGCGATTGATACGGTCGTGGCCCCGTCAGCGCCGAGCGTCACAAACGACGTCTCTCGGAGTGCCGAAGCCTTGACCACTCGAACAGGCCCAACGTGAGCCTGACCGTTGACGGTTGTGACGCCTTCGGCGTCGATCTTTTGGTGCCGACGAACGTCAGCGCCCACGCTCGCCTGGAACTGGTAGCCGGCAGCGGCGAGCGCCATCACCTGGCGTGCGTTGTCGTTGTCAGCGAGGATCTCGCCTTCAACGATCAACTGCCCAGCTTCGATGAACGGGCGACCTTGCCCGAGGATCGAGCCAAGCGAGTAGTCGTGCCCAAGCACGACCGGCACAGTCGCCGGCATCTGCATCCCAGCCATGTCGATCACGACCGGCTCACGGCTCCAGCCCTGCCGGATCGGTGCGCCGGTGTAGGCGACGATGCGAAACTTCTTGCCAGCCGGTGCCGAATCGCCTTCGGCGGCTTGCAGGAACGTGACGCCAGAATCGAGCTTGATT